TTTCCAGCAGAAGACAGCATACCAGACTCCGAAACGTGACTTGATTGCAGACGTGTGCTCTTCCGATCGGCAGGCAGAACGGTAAGTCGGTGCTTGCCGGTGCGTTGGCCCTCGACGCGCTGACATTCCATAAGGGCGACGTCATTAGTTTGGCATCGTCGCGCGAGCAGGCCACAATCATTTACACCCGCGTCAAGCACGTAATCGACAAGACGCTCTGGTTGGCTAAACGCTTCAAGAAAACAACTGAAACACGCGGTATTGCTAAGACCGATGGTTCAGGCAAATACAAGGTGGCACCGGCACGTGAGTCAGCCATGCAGGGTATTACCATGGTGCGTTGCATCCTCGACGAGGGTCACCTAGCCAAAACTGGTATCTGGACGGCTGCCAAAAAGGGAACGTCTGCTATCGACAACGCTATGGTCATCATGATTACGACCGCTGGCGATGCTGAATCTAAAACTCTCATAGATCTATACAACGCCGCCGACCAAGCAATAGCCGACCCAGCCAGCAACGAACGCTTTGGCGCTTTCATCTGGGAGGCACCAGCCAACTCGGAACTTACCGACCCGAACGCTATCAAAGCGGCTAACCCTGCTGTTGAGTGTGGCCGTATTCCACTTGAGCGCGTGCTCCAAGACATTACGACTAGCCCAGAGCATGAAGTCCGCCGGTATACCCTGAACCAGTTCATTAGTGGTTCGCGTGAGTCTTGGTTGCCAGGTGAACTATTCCGAGCAGCTGCAGGTAATGGGATTACAGACATTCAAAACTCGGTATTGGCTGTTGACGTGACCGGCAACTTTGAGCATGCCACTATTGCTGCCGCTAAAAAGGTTGGTGAACACTTTGAGACGGAACTGGTGGCATCCCTAGTCAATCCGACCGAGGACAAGCTTGTGGAGTTGTTAGTCCATCTAGTCCGCGAATACCACATTGAGGCTGTTGCCCTCGACGACCGTGGTATGCATTCACTTCACAGGAAACTCAAAGACAAGGGTGTCTCGGTTTGGAACTTGTGGAATAAAGAAATCAACACGGCCTGCGCAACCGTTTACGCCATGTTTGCGAACAATCGCCTAACCCATAACAATGACCCGTTGCTTGTGTTGCAGAACTCTCAAGCGGTCGCTAAGTATGTTGGCGAGTTTTGGCAGGTGTCTCGTAAAGAGTCTGTTGGCGATGTTGACGCGGTTATGGCAACGATCATGGCGCTTTATGTTGCGTCGGCTAAACAACAAGGTGGTATTGGTGTGTTTTAGCGACACGCCAAAAGAATAGCGTTCCCGTTACCAAATCGTTACACTTATGCTATGGCATCTTTATGGCAACGCATCCTTGGCATTGACGAGAACCGCGCTACCCCTACAATCACCATCCCGACTCGTAACGAGTACGCACCGAACAATCGGACTGCACTTTCTCTAACGTCGGTTTACCGTGCAATACAGATTATTGCTACGCCTATTTCAAAGATGCCTTTAGACACATTCCGCTACGGTGGAGGCATCGAAGCCAAGGTCGATAACCCCGCTCTGGTAAACAACCCATCACTCAACGACTCACGCCGAGATTTCCTATTTCAGACCGTAACCTCGTTGGCGCTTGAGGGTAACGCTTTCTGGTATAAAAACTATGACGCACGCGGTCAGGTCAACGATCTAACTATCATCCCTGCGTCAGCTGTAAATGTTCGTCTTGATGGCCCAACTGGTTTGACCGGCAACAAGGTTTACGACTACCAAGGTCGCACTTTTACCTCGAACGAAATCGAGCACCTGCGTTTGTTCACCGAGCCAGGCATTCTCAAGGGTATCTCACCAGTGCAGGCTTGCTGGCAGGACGTCAATAGTGCCCTCGAACTGCGTAACTTTGCATCTACTTGGTTCTCGAACGCTGGCGTCCCTACGGGCGTTCTAAAGACCACTAAGCCACTTTCTAAGGATGATGCTGCCGAAGTTACTGCTAACTGGCACGCAAAACAGGCCACACGCCAAATCGCTGTTCTTGCTGAGGGTTTTGATTACACCGTTATTGCCCCGACCGCTAACGACGTCATGTACACCCAGCAACTGAACCAGAGCGTTCAAAACATTGCGCGCATGTTTGGTATCCCTGCCCGTCTGCTGCTAACTGGTGTCGATGGCACTTCGGATACTTACAGCAACCTCACAGACGAAAACCAGATTTTTTACAGACACACCATCATGGCCTACACCGACGCAATCGCCGATGCCATGTCTAACTGTCTGCCACGTGCAACGCGTGTGCAGTTCAACTTCGAAGGTCTGTTCAAGGCAGACATCGCCAGCCGTTACGACTATTACAAGGTCGGTATTGACGGTGGCTGGTTGACGGCCGACGAAATCAGATCAAAGGAAAACCTATGACCGAAATGGAAACCCGCGAGGTCGAGTTCAGACTTGACCAAGTAGAGGAACGAACCATTAGCGGAGTTGCTGTCCCTTATGGACAAGACGCCAACATTGGCTCATACACTGAGCGTTTTGCACCAGGAGCAATCCGTGGTGTTGAAGACGTCAAACTGTTTTACGGACACGCTGAACCAATCGGCAAAGTTATTGCAGGTCGCGAAACCCCTAATGGTTACGAAATCACCGCAAAACTAACCGAGGGCGTGCAGCGCGCCGACGAGACGCTTGCGCTTATGCGTGATGGTGTTCTCAACAAGTTCTCTGTCGGTTTTATGCCGGTTGAGCAGACTCGCGACGGCAACGTCGTGACTAGGACTCTAGTAGACCTCAAAGAGGTTTCAGTCGTCCCATTCCCTGCCTATTCTGGCGCGGAAATCACCCAGGTTCGTGAGGAGCAGGAAACTGCACCAATCGAACCATCACCAATAGAAAGTGAGAGCGAAGTGTCTGAAAACACCGAACTCGACGTTCGCGCTATCCAGGATGAGCTTGTAGAAGTTCGTCGCATGGTTGAGGCTAACGTCGCACCAGTTGCTCCTATTGCTTCATCGTTCGAGCAGTACCGTAGCCAGGGCGAGTTTGCTCAGGCTTTGGCTCGCGGCGAGGAAACTGCAGTAGAGCTTGCTCGTGCAGCAACATCAGCCAACACCTACAGCCTCCCAGGCTGGGTTGGTTTCATCAACAACCTAATCGACCTAAACCGTCCATCATGGAACGCTTTTAGCCGTGGCGCACTACCAGCCTCGGGTCTAACTGTTGACTACGCTAAGGTTTCGGCTAACACTGTTGCAGTAGGCAACCAGGCTACCGAAAACACCAGCATCAGCGACGGCCAGATCACCATCTCGAACACCTCTGTTGCAGTCAAGACTTACGCAGGTAAGACCACCTTGTCTCGTCAGCTTGTTGAGCGTTCATCAACCCCTTACCTAGACACCGCGTTCCAGGCTCTAAGCATTGCTTACGCCAACCAGACCAACGCTGCTGTTGTTTCGGCTATCGGCGCTTTGGACTTCACCGGCAAGGTTATGGACATGGACGGCGGAACCGCTAAGTCTGTTCTCGAGGGTATCGTTGACGGTGCTAAGTACATCAAGACCAACTCTGGCCTAAACGCCGAGTTCATTCTTGCTGGCCCAGCGCTATACAAGTACCTCGTAACTATGGCCGACACTCAGGGTCGTCCAATCGTCCGTGTTGACGGTGGCGCAGCCAACGGTGAGAGCATTGGCGCAAGCCCATCTCCACTACAGGCAACCATCTGGGGTCTACCAGTAATCGTAGACACCACTCTTGGCGACACTGTTGGCTACATGGCTAACTCGAACGCAATCCGCGTATTCGAGTCGGCTGGTGCCCCAGTACGTCTAGTCGACGACATGAGCGGTCAGGCAACACTCTCGAACAACTACGCTGTTTACGGTTACGCCGCAATCACCGTTCCGTTCGAGTCTGCAATCGTCAAGCTCGACTTCACCGTTTAGGACTAAAACAAAATGGCCGTTACACTTACGCAGTTCAAGGATTACGTTGGCACCAAAGACGCTACCGACTTCCCTCAACTATGTCTAACTAGCGGTCACCAGCTCGTCACGAATAAGGTGGCAGGTGCTTCGGTGCCTGCCGCCGTTCATGACCAGGCGGTGCTAATGGTTGCATCTGAGTTGTTTCATCGACGCAGTGCACCTAACGGCATCACCCAGTTCGCCGACGTTACCGGGCAGGCTGTAAGACTTGGCAAAGACCCAATGGCACCCGCCTACGCTTTGCTAATGCCTTACATCGGGTTTGCAGTATGACCGTCTCGGAGATCACCGCAGCAAAAGCAGAGTTCGCTCTCGCTCTGGCAGACGCAGGTTTGGATGTAGTTGACTACATTCCAGGCCGTGTCGTGCCTCCAGTTGTGATTATCTCCAGTGGTTCGCCATACATTACCCCCGAAACCGTTGGCAACGAATACGAGTTGAACCTAGACCTAAAGTGTGTCGCTATGACGGCTGATAACCAGATGGCAACAAACGCTCTTGACTTGCTCGTCGAGCAGGTTATCAACGCACTATCAGACTTGCACTACATACAGATGAAGCAGGTGAACCAGCCGTATGCCCTTGAGGCGAATGGTGCCGTTTACTTGGCTGCAGATGTTGGCGTGATGGTCTCAATCACTCTCTAAGGAGTAATCATGGCAGCGAGCACTCGCATCAAGGCAACTAACATTGTCTTTAAAATCGGCACAACCGATTACAGCTGTGACGCAGACTCAGTAGAACTAACCACCGGCGACGCTCCAGGCGATGTCCGAACCTTTTGCGAGGTTCAGACTGGTCAGGAATGGAAGTTGTCCCTTTCGGGCGTAACTTCTGGCGACACCGCGTCACTCTACCGTTTGCTTTACGCAAACTACGGCACCGAAGTAGCATTTACTGTTGCTCCGGGCGGTAACGCATCACCAAGCACCTCGGCACCTCACTACGTTGGTACGGTCATCTTTGACCAGCTACCACCACTTTCGCTAACTTCTGGCGAAATCGTGAAGTTCACCGTCGAACTAACCGTCAAAAACACCGGCACCGACACCGCGGCTACCCCGCCAAAATACTTCGGTCTACAGGTCAAGACGGCCTAACATGGCTGGAGTCGCTAGCGGCTCTATCAAAGTCGAGGGTCTGCAGCAAACTATCAAGCAGCTGCAGGCCCTTGGCACTGATAGGAGCGAAATACAGAACGCCAACTTTGAGGCGGCTCAAACTCTTATCAACCAGGCACGCCCACTTGTCCCTGTCCGTACTGGTCGACTACGAAGCTCACTTCGCGCAGCACGCGCCACTAACTACGCCACCGCTCGCGCAGGTCTAAACTCAGTTCCCTACGCCAACCCAATCCACTGGGGCTGGTTCCGCGACAAGAAAACAGGCGTCAACCGCAACGTTTTGCCACAACCATTCTTTTCAAAAGCCCTCGGTTATACCAAACAAGAGATTATCGACAACTACAATCGAAACATGCAACAACTTCTAAACAAGCATGGACTAGGAAAGTAGACACATGAGCAGCATTGACTGGGATAGCCTCACACTCGACGAAGTAGAAACCATTGAAACATTCAGCGGTCACTCAATCGACAAGATCATGGATGAGGGCACACCTCGAGGCAGAACTTTCAAAGTCATCCTTTGGGTGATGAAAAAGCGCACCGACCCGAACTACACTCTGGAACAAGCTGGAGCACTAACCCTTGCGGATGCTACCGAACTGTTTTCAGGGGAGACACCAGACCCAAAATAAGAAAGGAGCAGGCTGAGAGAATGGCCTCGTTTTGTTTGGCAACAGGTTTGACGCCGAACGAATACCGGGCACTGACGGTTGTAGAAATGCGATCGTTTATCAAAGCCGTAGAAGCCAATGGCCGCAACACTTAATTTTCGTTTCTTAGCAAACGATAAAGGCCTACAAGATGGCATCAAACGCTCCAAGAAACAACTTTCAGGGTTAGAGCGCACCACTAAGACGGTCGCTACGGGCATGAAACGCGCGCTGAGCGGTGTTGGGCTTGCTATCGGTATCTCGGCCGTAACTAGTGCGCTTGCGTCTGCTGGTCGGGCTGCAGCGGCTGATGCTAAGTCTCAGCGTTTGCTTGCGTTGCAGATGAAAACTACAACTAAAGCCACGGACAAGCAGATAGCCACTAACGAAAAGTTCATTGGCAAACTTTCTGAGCAGGTTGGCATCATGGACGACGAGTTGCGTCCAGCGTTTGCAAAACTTTTGCGTGGCACTGGCAAAGTCGACAAGGCTCAAAAACTGCTCAAGATAGCCCTCGATGGTGCAGCTGCATCAGGGAAACCGCTTTCAACTGTTAGCGATGCTCTAACTAAGGCTTTCAACGGTAACTTCACGACTCTTTACAAACTTGCTCCGCAACTAAAAAAGACTAAGGGTGGCATCGACGAGTATGCCAAGTCGGTAAAAGGTGCAGCAAAAACATCTGCAGATCCATACAGCAAACTTTCAGTGGTGCTCGACAACCTAAACGAACAAGTTGGTACTGCCCTATTGCCAGCATTCCAAGGTCTAGCAAACTTCTTTATCAAGAATGGGCCAGCAATCAGCAAGTTCCTAAAAGACTTGTTCAATCCCAAAACTAAACTGGGTAAGTCATTCGAAAGCCTAGGCAAAGTTATTGAAAAGATTTTTACCGCGCTAGACACGTTCTTTATGCAGTTTGACCCGAACAAGAAATCTGGCGTTCTTGGCTTCCTAACTATCTTGCAAGGTGCACTTGATCTAGTAGCTGCAACCCTTGACGTAATCATCAACTCGCTAAACCTAATCAGCGGTAATAACGCCGCTCAAAAGATACTCAACGGCAAGGACGTAACTAACCCGTTTGCTTCGGCTATTGACCTTGGTATCACTAAGGGTGCCGGTATTGGTGCTGGTGGTTCCAACATGAGCACGCTGGGCTCGAGTAACTACACAATCAACGTGAACAAGTCGAATGTTGCTGCGGGCGACATTGTGCGCGAAATCCAGCGTTACGAACGTCAGACTGGCAAGAAATACATCAGCAAATGACCTATAACATCAAGACCGACATAAAGTTCGAGCTGTTTCTACCAGCGTCGGGCGATTTCGTGCTTGGTATTTCAAAACTTGGTACAGACAAGTTGTCGTCGAGCGCAGGCTCATGGGTGGACATTGCAGCGAACTTGGCAAGCCTAGAAACCGCTGTTGGCCCATCGGTGCAGTCTGGTATTTACACGCAAACTAATCCAGGCATGATTAGCGCCACATTCCAGTCAGACACTTATGACCCAAACTTCAACGCACGCATTCGTGCCGGTGTCGACATTCGTATTCAGGTTTATCAGGCAGGCTCATGGTTTTATTTATTCCGTGGTCGCATCGCCGACTTGAGCGTTGTTTACAACTATGACGGCAGTAACGTCGTAACCCTGATGGCTTACGACTATTTGCAACGGTTTATGAACGAGTCGCTTGAAAACTTCACTTACGCTCAGGGTGCTAACACTGGTGATCTAGTGAACGCTGTAAACACAACCGCCACAGGCAGTTTGGTGCCATTGACTTACGACATTGGACAAGCATTCGCTCAAGCCTATTCAGGTTCCTACACGGTTGGCGACGTCATCAACGACCTAGTACTCGCTGAGCTTGGTTTGTTTTGGTATGAGTCGAGCGATAACAGACTTTACTACCGTGACCGTTTCTTTGTATCTACAGCATTGTCTGGCAGTGCAACCTATTCACTTAGCGACGTGCACACCACAGCAACAAGCCATGTTTGCTACAGCGACCTACGTATTGGCGTTAGCACCGACCAACTGGTCAACAAAGTTATCGCCTCATACAGCGACGGCTCAGGTACCAGGTACTCGGTGAACCGAGACTCATACGATCTCTATGGCCCACAAATCTTAGACTTGACCGTTCCAGTGTCGACGGCTGGTACTACCCTTTACGACTGGTGTGTTGCAGCAGTAAACCGACCAATCCAAAATAGTATTCAGGAAATCATTTTCAAAGGCGTGAACCGTACTGGTGACCTTTACTCGGCAACACGTGTAAAAGTTGGTGACGTTGTGAGCGTGGTCAAAACCATTGGCTCAAATACAATCAACGAGAAGTTTATTGTTGTAAACGTGCGCCATTCAATCAACACCGACGTTTGGCAGACTACATTAGAACTATGGAAAGGCCTATAAATGACCGCTAGAGTGACTTACGTCAACGGTTCGGTGCTCAACGCATCCGACCTAACGAACGGCTTTCTCTACTTGCCGTACGCTATGGAGTCGGGAACCGTGACCGGCACAGGAACCGCAACCATCACTTTCACTTCAGGTCGTTTCAGTGTTGCCCCAATCGTGTTGCTGACCGTTGTTTCAGGTAACAACACTGCTACCAGCGCAACACTTGGCACCGTAACCTCGACCAGCGCACCAGTCAACATTTGGACAGGCACCACAGCTGCAACAACTTCAAAAACTATTCACTGGACGGCCATTCAAATGACCGGTTCAACCGCTGCAGGATAAGGAAAATAATCATGGGTGAAGTAATCTCGGGCTCGTTCCCAACACCAACTGTCGCAACCCCAAAGGGCAAAGAAAAGGCTGCCGAAACTGAGGTTGACGATGAGTGACTTTGACGCATCCAAACTCGAGCTTGAACTATGGTCTGGTACCACGTTTGACGCAACCCTTGAAGTTTGGGACACCGACGACGATGGTGTAATGACTACGCTCACCGACTTGACTGGTTGGACTGCATCTTGGAGCATTCGTGAATGCACCGAAACTACCGCTGTTATTACTACTACACCAGTTATCGACACCGCGCTATCAACGATTACCCTGGCATTGACCGCAACCCAGTCGGCTAACCTTTTGCCAACCGATTACGAGCACAAACTCAAGATCACTAAGGGTTCAGAGGTTCGTGCGCTTGTTTGGGGCCCTGTAAAGGTGCGCGCTTAGAAATGTTTGTTCGTGTTGTTGCTCCTAAAACCGAGGTCATCAAGGTTGTTTACCCGCAGGGTATTACTTCGAAACTGTTTGTGAACCGTGGTGCTACTGGTGCTACTGGCCCACAGGGCCCTATCGGTAATACTGGTGCTACTGGCGCACAAGGCCCTATTGGCCCACAAGGCCCACAGGGAACAACTGGCGCTACGGGTGCTACTGGCGCGACTGGTGCCACTGGTGCCTCGTACACACCGGGCGACCCAATCTATGCGCTAGTCCGCAACACCACAGGCGCAACGCTGCCTAAAGGCACCATTGTTTACACTTCGGGCGCGAACGGCAACCACGTTGAGGTTAGCCCTGCATTAGCTACTGGTGATGCTACTTCGGCTCGGACACTTGGTTGGTTGTCTACGGATCTAGCACATAACGCTGATGGTTATGCCATGGTCGAGGGTTACTTGGAGGGTTTGAACACGCAGGGACTAACGGCTGGTTCGCAGTTGTATCTTTCGGGGACTACGGCTGGTGGGTTTACTGCTACGAAACCGTCTGCTCCGACGCATCTTGTTTATGTTGGTGTTGTTGCTAAGGTTTCGGCTGGTGACGGACACGTATATTGCAAGGTCCAAAACGGCTACGAGCTTGACGAACTTCACGACACTTTGATTACGTCGAAAACTAATGGTGACTTGTTGCAGTTTGAGTCGTCGACTGGGTTGTGGAAAAACAAAGCGCAGTCAACTTTGACGGTTGCCCCATCGCAGGTTACAGGCACAGCGGTTATTACCAGTGATAGCCGTTTGTCGGATGCTCGCACACCAACCACCCACGCATCATCGCACGCTTCGGGTGGGTCTGATGCTGTAACTCTTGCCCAGTCGCAGGTAACAAACCTAACAACAGACTTGGGTGCTAAAGCCAACCTTGCTGGTGGTAACTCATTCACAGGCGCAAACATCATCACAGGTACAGCAACCACAATGGTTCCGTTGTCTATCAAAAACGTTGCAGGCCCAACAGCAAACTTGCAGGAATGGGCAACTACTAGTTCACCTTTGGCTGCTATTACTGGCTCTGGTGGTTTGACTGCTTATGGGGCTAACTTGTTCCAGTCGTTTGTGACTACCCGCATTCCGTTGACGATCAAGGGTGCAGCGTCTCAGTCGGCGGATCTCACCCAATGGCAGAACAGTGCCGGTGGTGTCGTCGCATCCATAAACTCAAGCGGCCAAATCCTAAGCGGATTATTCAAAACCACATCATCCTATGTAGCCATCGACGAAGTAAACTCTGGCGGACGCATACGACTTTACAAAGCAACAGGAACGGCTGCACCTGGAGCAGGTTTCGGTGCGATCTATTTTAGAGATGGAACGGTTCCAGGAACTGTAAAACTTGTTGTTCGTGCTGGAGCAACAGGCAGCGAAACCACTGTTCTCGATAACATCACAACCTAAGGAAAACAATGAGCGACTTCAACATCCCAGCAGACCTAAAGAGCCAAATCCTCACCGAACGCATCAACGCGCTCAACGCTGAAGGCTACCAACACGAACTGAACCTCAAGCAGTTCGAACGCATCGGAGCCGAGACCGAGGCTCAACAGTCACGCGATGCTATCGACACCATCAAAGCAGCACTCGCAGTATGCGCTGAGGAACTAGAAGCATGAGCCTAGACACCACCGAAGCCCGCTGGTTGCAAAGCATCGACAAGAAGCTCAGCGTCATCGAAACCAAACTTGAAGTATTCGCCGACCACGAAACACGCATCCGCGAACTCGAAAAAAAGTCATACCAAACCGCCGTCATCATCAGCATCATCACCGCAGTCATAACCGCAGTAGTAACAGCATTCTTCACGAAAGGCATGTAATGTCCCAATACATCGAACCATTCCCAGCATCAACCCGTGGCGACGAGTTCGGCAACCTGTCCCCATACCGTGAAGGACGCCCACACCGCGGACAAGACTGGGCACCAAAAGCAGGCAGCGTCATCCCAGCGATCACCAACGGTGCAGTAAAGTTCAACGAATGGTCAGACGGCCTCGGCTGGTACATCATCCAATCAACCGCCGACGACCTGTTCGTCCTATACGCACACCTTGAGGAACAACCAAAACTATCCATCGGCCACTACCTGCACGCAGGCGACCCAGTAGGCAAAGTGGGCAACACCGGCAAGTTCTCAACAGGCGCACACCTACACCTCAGCATCGCCAAATCCAAAAACGTGCACCTATGCACCTACGACAAGTTGGTCGACCCACTAAAGCACATCGCAGCCAACCCTGCACCAAAACCAGCAGCTGCAAAACCAGCACCAGCCAAGAAAGCACCGGCCAAAAAGTGAACCGTTTCAAAGCCATCGCAAAACTCGTCGGTTGGTTCCTATGGTTTACCGCCGCACTACTCCTGGTAACCGCATCAGCAGGACTCGCCATGGGCGCAGCAACAGGCAACGCACTCACAGGCGTCATCGTAATGTTCGGCGGTGCTATGCTTTTGGTGTTCGGTGAAATCGGTCGCACGATGATCACTAGAATGTCTGTACTGGTCTCCGACTTGCAACGTGCTTTCAAAAAAGCATCTGACCACATCGACGAGCAGGCAGAACAAAAAAACAAGTAGCATCTAACAGTCACGGAAAGGACTAATCATGGCATTCGCCAAAGACTATAAAGACGTCGCAACCCGCCTAGCAGAAATCCGCGCCATCTACCCTGAACTATCGTTGCAACAGGTTCGTTGTGAACTTATCGACCAAGGCGGCCAACTTGGTTGGTTGTATGTTGCAGCTGCATTCCGAACCCCTGACGATCTACGACCGGGCATGGGCACCGCTTTCGAACCAGTGCCAGGCAAAACGCCATACACCAAGGACAGCGAGCTTATGGTGGCAGAAACCTCAGCCTGGGGTAGAGCCCTCGTGGCCATAGGTGCAGATACGAAAAACGGTGTCGCTAGTGCCGACGAAGTAAAAGCCCGTAGCAAGCCACAGGAGCCCGCTACAGTCGATTACATCAAAGACGCCGAGTATCACGCCATGCTAAAGAACCTAGAGGGTCTACGAGGCGTATACAAGAACGCTGTTCGACATGCACGCCCACAGTCTGAACTCGACATCATCCAAATGTTGGCTAAAGGCCTCGAGGAAAAGTAAAAACCGCCACCAGTGGTAGGAGGGAAGTCCACTGATGACGGCTACGCGACCGGAAAGTATCGCGCAACAATAGTCTAACGGAAAGAGACAACATGAGCAGCAAAGCCCTAGGTATGGTCATCCACCATTCCAAAGCATCCGCAACCGCCCGACACGTCCTAACCATCATTGCCTGGTTCGATGGGGACGCTGGTGCATGGCCGTCACAAGAAACCATTGCCAAAAAGACCGGGCTAACCACAAGAACCGTCAAACGGTGTATTGCTGAACTTCTCGAGCTTGGCGAGATTGACGTGGTCGCTAATGGTGGTGGGTCGAATGGTGGTCGACGATCTAATCTTTACGTGTTCCTTTTGGAGTGTCCAGACAGCTGCGATAAGACTTTTGCGCACCGTCCGAATAGGGGACATTTGCGACCACTTAGGGGACATTTACGACAGACTTTGGGGACATCTACGACAGACTTTGGGGACACAGTGTCCCCCAATATATATATACTTAAATAAATCAGTAAACTAGACCAAGTTAAGCAAACATAACCAATAGAAACGGAAAGCAAAATGGCAAAACTCAGCATCGCAGGCAACGTCAAAATGATGGGCCTTACTGGTGGCGGAAAAACCTACCTCAAGGTTTGGGACAAGTTCGACGACTACAAAGGTCAGGAACGCAGCCGAGTAATCACGGTTTGGTTTGAGCGTGACCTGATGGGTGAAGTTCAAGAGGGTGACTTTGTTGAGATCACTGGTGAACTTGGTGGCAAAATCGAGGAGTACGAGTCGAAAGTTACTGGGCAAACCGAAAAGGCTATCGCTTACTCAATCAACAAACCTGTTCTTGTGTCGTCACGTATGGACTCTGAGAGCAAAGCTCAAGAGACCGCTCGTCTGACTGAGAACATCGACACACCGTTCTAATGTTCATCGAGGGCATACCGGCACCACAAGGGTCAAAGAACGCGTATCAGCGTGGTGGCCGTATTGTTCTTGTTGAAGCGTCTAAGAAACTAAAACCTTGGAGGGATGTTGTTAGGTCAGCATTCATCCAGGCTGCAGCTGCCGATGATGTTTACACGATGGCTAACATCGACAAAAACATGGGCATCGGGATTTACATCTCCTTTCACCTGCCAAGACCTAAAACGGTCAAACGGTTATGGCCTACAGTGAAACCAGACTTGGACAAACTAGTGCGTGCAGTTCTCGATGCCGGTACTGGTGTGTTGTGGATGGATGACGCACAGGTCAGGTTCATTGAGGCTCGCAAAATCTATGCGACCAGCGTGCCAGGAGTTTATGTAAACGTGCACCCACTTGATAACGATTAGGTAACAACACGGCGACACGCCTTGCAGCACTAGATTTAGTGCGAAATACTGAAAGCACTTCACGGAAAGGAAGTCGAATGTTATTCAGAGCATTATTCACAATCGCAGTAATCGTCACACCTTGGTACGCCGAGGCACGCATCAACGAACTACTCCCATCAGGGTTCTACCCAGCACTCGCCATCTACTACATGATCGCGCTCGGCGCAGTTGTGGAGGGTTTCAACCGTGGCCGATAAAACACTCAACGGAGCAATCCAAGAAGCACACCGCTTCGGTGAAGCCCTACTAGCAAACCCCTGCCAAGATACCTACGGACGCTACCGTGGTGCCCTAGTCACCGTTCAAGCACTAATGCAAAAGAACGGCCAGCATGTCGTCGACATCGCTGAAACAGTCAAAATCGTGCGCCTAGTAATGACGGAAGGACAACACTAATGCCACACGCAAGAACAACAGACCCAACAACTTCACACGAAGCAGCTGCAAGCGTCAAACACTTGTCGCGCACACAATCGGGCATCCTCGGTATCCTACGCACACCCAATGACCGACGAGCAACTAGTCGCCTGGTACCAGATGATGGCAAAGAAAGAACCAACGCTATTCCCTATGGCCTCAGAGTCTGGTATTAGATCTCGACGCGCTGAACTGGTCAAGCTTGGGTTAGTTTGCCCGCTCGGATACGCCAAAACTAAATCAAACCGCAAAACAATCGTTTGGAAAACGGCATGAGTCACTGATCATTCGGCGAAATCACCGAAGCGCAGGCCACCGAAAAAGAGCTAAACCGTGTACTAGCCATCTTGGCTGCACTACACATCGAAAAAAATCAAGATAAGCACATTTTCCACCCATCAGGTGTATGCGTAACTTGCAGAGCCGTCGACATGATCACAAAGGACAACGTATGAGCAACACACCAATCGGCGACGGACTAGCCGAACGAATGACGTTCCTAATCGAATGCGCTGAACGCATAGCCGCCATGGAGGAACGCAGCGCCATCATCAAAATCCTCACTGACGAGCTGCAGTGGCAGGAAAAGAAAACCGACAACCAAGAAGTTTGGGACGCACTCTACCGAGTAACTAGATCCATTGAGGCACGACAGAAAGACCAGGTAAACAAAAATGCTTGAAGGACTAACACCAAACACCGGCAAAACAACCTGCAAAGTCACCGACACACTCGAAACACTCGAACAAGCAGACCAAGCAATCCTGCGCGCAGCACTCGAAGACTCACGTTGGTCACCAATGAGCCTAAGCAAAGCCCTACGCGCCCGAGGCGTCATACTAGGTAAAGACACTTTACGCTCACATTCAGAACAGAGTTGCAGATGCTACAAGGCTTAGACCCAATCGAGGAAAACGATAAGGAGTCACTACGCAAAGCCCTAGAACGCACCCAGAAACAACTACGCGAAGCAAAACAACGCGACGAACACCTTGTTGAAGCAACATTCAACGGTGCACACGACGCCATGATTGCTATGGGCCCAATCCCCAAAGTTGTAGCACCCACAAAAGACAAGCGCAAAGGCCGCGCCGAAGTAGCCCTCTGGGTTATGGGCGACTGGCAAGGCTCCAAAGTAACCACCAGCTACAACACCGACATCATGCGCAAACGCGTCCTCGAGTTCACTGATAAAGCAATCGCAGTAACCGAAATACAACGCTCACACCATCCAGTACGCGAATGTGTTATTGCATTCACAGGTGACCAAGTTGAGGGTCTATGGAACTACCCCGGTCAAGCGTGGGAAATCGACAGCACCTTGTTTGAGCAATACGTAAACGTTTCACGCCTAATAGTCGACGTAATCCGTGTGGCCCTAGCAAACTACGAAAAAGTAACCGTAGTCCCAGAATGGGGAAACCACGGCCGCATCGGATCTAAACGCGACGGCATCCCACGCTCAGACAACGTAGACCGCATGTGCTACGAACTAGCCAGGCAACTACTCGCCGATGAGAAACGCCTAACATTCCAAGAATGCCCAGAGGACATCCAACGCATCGAAATAGGCAACTATCGCGCCATCCTGTTACACGGCGACGAAGTAGGACGCAACGGCTTCGCATCACCAGGAGCAATCGTCACCCACGTAGCCAAATGGAAATCAGGCAGCTACCCTTGGGCATTCCGCGACGCATACATCGGGCACTACCACACACACGCCGAATGGGCACTACCCGACGGCCTTGGTGCCGTCTACCAAACAGGCTCAACCGAGTCAGACAACCGATACGCCGGCATTTTATTAGCATCAAGCGCAACACCATCACAGAGACCTCGGAAGAGCCCCCGTCTGAAACCCAGTCACGTTTCGGACCCTCGCATTTCGGCTTCTG